ATTAATAGATACTAATTTTTTCGATAAGCTTAATGATTATTTAAAACCTTTCTTATTTGTATCTTATCCATATCCGTATTATGGTAAAGGCGTAGGAGAAGTACATGGATTTGAATGGGAAAATATGAATCAATTAGCAGGTCAAACTGTAGAATGGATTTGTAGAGGTGGATTATTTGGAGGTACAATAAATTCCATTAAAGAAATGAATGGACATTATTGGCATTTAATGAAAAATACATTAGCTCAAAATTTAATGGGCACAGAAGAAAGTTTATTTTCTATTTTAGCTAGTAAATTTCCAAATATTTGTAGACAATCGAGAATTAATATCAATGGACACATTCAAGAATTTGTATCTAAAGTATTAGATGGAACTGCAGAATTAGAACGCATCCCAGAAGGATTAAAAAATTCATACATTGATACGTCTAATTTAAAACTATCAGTGTATATGCTAACATTTAATTTTCCTCATCAAGTAGAACACACTATTCAAACATGGTTAAAGCATAATAATTGGTTAACTAATACAAGAAATATTTTAATTGATAATTCAACTAATGAAGAGGCAAGAATAAAAAATAAAGAAATTTGTGATAAATATAATTTTGAGCATATTATCACAAATGAAAATACAGGAATAAATGGAGGTAGATTAAGAGCAGCAAAACATTTTCAAGAATCAGATAGTGATTATTATTTATTCTTAGAAGATGATATGGGAATTCATGAACCTATAGATGGATTTTGTAGAAATGGATTTAGAACATATATTCCAAATTTATATGATAAAGTATTAAAGATTCTTCATGGATCAGATATTGATTTTTTAAAATTATCATACACAGAGGTTTATATGGATAATAATATTCAAGTATCTTGGTATAATGTTCCTCAAAACGTAAGATCAGAATTTTGGCCTGATTATGATAAATTACCTATTACTGGATTAGATTCAAATTCTCCAAGAACTAAATTTGATAAAATAGAAGTGGTAGATGGTCTTAGTTATATAACAGGAGAAATATATTATGCTAATTGGCCAACTGTTACTGGTAAAAAGGGAAATCAAAAAATGTTCTTAGATATTGAATGGGCTCATCCTTATGAACAAACTTGGATGAGTTATATGTTTCAAGAAACTAAAAAAGGCAACATTAAACCAGCTGTATTATTAGCTAGCCCAATAAATCATAACAGAATAGCTCACTATTCCCCAGAAGATAGAAGAGAAAATTAGTATTTTTAAATTTTTTAGAATATTTATATATGTAATGGACTATGAAGATTGTGTATTTTATAATATCTCTAATAATTTTAATTAGTCTTCCATTTCTAGCCAATGTATCTATAAAAAAACAAACTAAAAAATAGTCTATGTCAGAAGTAAAAAAAATCACAGACGAAGAATTCGCAAAATTAAATCTTTTAAAACAAGACGCTATAGAAATAGCATCTGCATTAGGAGAATTAAACTATCAAAAAATAATTTTAGAATTTCAAATTGAGGATTTAACAAATAAAATTAAAGAAATTCGTTCTAGAGAATCGAATCTATTTCAGGAATTACAATCCAAATATGGAAACGTTTCCATAAATATTAATAATGGAGAATTTTAATAAGGTGTTTTGATCAATAGGTCTATATTTATTAGTAGCTAAAAAAATATCATAAATGGCCGAAACACTCATTAGCCCAGGAGTTTTCTTAAATGAAAACAACCAAACCCAAATAACAGCAGGTCCAATAGCGGCCGGCGCTGCTTTAATTGGACCAACCGTATTGGGACCGGTGAATATTCCAACTGTAGTAACTACTTATTCTCAATACAAGCAATTGTATGGTTCTACCTTCGTTTCTGGAGGTATTACTTTAGAATATTTAACTAGCGTTGCAGCATTAAACTACTTTAACCAAGGCGGTACTTCTTTATTAGTAACAAGAGTAGCTTCAGGTTCTTATACGGTAGCTACAGCAAGCATTGCAGCATTAAATGGAACAACAGCTATTCAATTGAATACACTTTCAGTTGGAACAATAATGAATAATGCTACTGGTTCAACTATTAATGGTGCATTACCTTCTGGTTCAACTGCTAATGTTAGATGGGAAATTGTTGGATATAATACTGGATCAGGTAATTTTACTTTAAATATTAGAAGAGGAGATGATTATGAAACTAATAAAAATATATTAGAAAGCTGGTCAAACTTATCTTTAGATCCAAACCAAACTAATTATATATCATATGTAATTGGAGATCAATATCAAACATTAACTCAGGATGCAAGCACTGGAGCTTATTATTTACAAACTACTGGTAGCTATGCTAATAAGTCCAAATACGTATATGTATCATCAGTTAATACTACTCCTAACTACCTTAACCAGTTAGGTCAACCTCAAACACAATATACAGCGTCATTGCCTAACTCAGGATCTGGTTCTTTAAATGGTGGATTTGGTAGTGCAACTGGACCTTTTTGGGGATCTTATGGATTAGCACCGTTAAACATGTTTGAAAATAATCCAACTATAACAGCTGTTTACTCTAATCCAGTAACAAATATCCAAGGAATTTATGGACCTGATTATGATACAGCAATTAGTTTATTAGGTAACCAAGATCAATATGACTTTAATATTATATATGCACCAGGTTTAACTAATCAAAATGCACCTATTGAAATTACTAACTTACTTAACTTATCAAGTACAAGAGGTGATAGTATTTCTGTAGTAGATTTAGTTGGATATAATCAGAATATAGGAACTGTAACAAGCGCAGCTACTAGTTTTGATAATTCATACGGAGCTACTTATTGGCCATGGATTCAAATTAAATCTTCTGAAACTGGAAGAATGAATTTTGTTCCACCATCAGTATTAGTTCCAGCAGTATATGAATACAATGATAAGATTGCTGCAGAATGGTGGGCACCAGCAGGTTTAAATAGAGGTGGATTATCTACTGCATTACAACCTGAAAGAAGATTATCTATCACAGATAGAAATAACTTATACGCTGCGAAAGTTAATCCAATTGCTACTTTTACTGGAGTAGGTACAGTTATCTATGGTCAAAAAACATTAGCAGCTAAAGCCTCTGCTTTAGATAGAGTAAATGTTAGAAGACTATTGATTTCTCTTAAGAGATATATTAGACAAATTGGCCAGAATTTAGTGTTCGAACCAAATACTCAAGTTACTTGGAATAAATTCTTAAATCAAGTTAATCCTTATTTAGAATCTGTACAACAAAGACAAGGTCTTTATGCATTCCAAGTAATTATGGATAGTACTAATAATACACCTGATCAAATAGATAGAAACATTTTAGTTGGTAGTATTTATTTACAACCTACAAGAGTAGCTGAATTTATTCAATTAGACTTTAATATATTGCCAACCGGTGCAACTTTCGCACAATAATAAAAATAATAAATGAAAAATAGTACATTAGTTAGAATCAAAGTACCAAAAGCTTTATACGAATCAGCTCTTAAAAAAGCTTTGATGGAAGCAAAAGAACCAATCAGAGGTCATAAAGGAAAAAAATATTCCAAAGAAGATGATTATGACAAACCCGCTAAAAAAGTAAATCCTAAAGCTGGTCATAAAAAAACTGAACTAGTTGCTAAAAAGAAAAATAGCAAAGTTCATGGAGATACTTATACAGAAAAAGCACCAGTTAAAAAGAGCGAAATGAAAATGACCTCTAATAGTCCTTTAGCTGAATCAAAGAAAAAGAAAATTAAAGAATCTGATGAATTTGGTAGCTCATTTCCTCAACCAAATAGTTCTAATACAGGAGGTTCTAGATCAGCAACTTTATATCCAAATAGAAAACCTGAAAAAGATACAAATAGATTAGCTGAAAAGAAAAAAATTAAAGAAAGTTTAGCTGCTGGAGATTGGGGAATTGCTGCGGGTGCATTGGCCACTTTTTTAGGACTTTCTACTATGATTGTTAAAAACATGTTCAAATACATGAAAGATAATAATCTTAAAGGCATGAAAGGTTTTATGCAAGCTTATAATGCAGTGGGTAAAGGTGTAACTGGACAAGTTGATCAATCTAAAGGATATCAAAACGAAGGTAAGAAAAAAAAGGTTGAAGAGAAGAAGAAATATAATTTAAAAGAATTAGCAGCTCATGATGCTTTAGAAAGTGGAGAGTATATAGAGGTGAAAAAAGGCACAAAAGTTCCTGTAGGTAATTCTGTAATTAGAAAAGACGGAAATTTATTTTTAAATGTTCTTAAAATAATGGGAGATCCATTTAATCCTGAGACTACTTATCTACTTCAATACGATATGGATGGCGAAAAAGAAAAAGTTAAAAGGAAAGATTTAGAAAAGTATTATATAGTTGAAAAATAAATTCAAAACGAAAGTAAGAAAAAAAAGGTTGAAGAGAAGAAGAAATACTAATAACAAGATATTTATACAAAATAACGACAAATGCCAATTTTAGATCCATCAGAAATCATGTTTACGAGCTTTGAACCAATTGTTCAAAATCGCTTCGTATTCTATTTAGACGGTGTACCTTCATATTTGATCAAAAAAGCTGATGCTCCCGGTGTAACATTGGGTGAAATCAAAATTGAACACATTAACGTCTACCGTAAGTTAAAAGGCAAAGCAGAATGGAAAGACATTGCTTTGGAGTTATATAGTCCAATTTCTCCATCAGGCCAACAGGCTGTAATGGAATGGGTTAGATTACACCACGAATCTGTAACAGGACGTGATGGTTATTCTGACTTCTATAAAAAAGATTGTAGCTTATCAATTTTAGGTCCAGTTGGAGATATCGTTTCTGAGTGGATTATTAAAGGAGCTTTTATCAAAGAAACCGGCTTTGGTACATTTGATTGGGCTACTGCAGATCCTACTATGATAACTTTATCACTCGGAATGGATTTTTGCGAGCTAAATTATTGAGTTGAATTACTAGAATATTCACTGAACTTAATTTTTAATTTCATAAAACCTCCTATATTTATTATAAAGGAGGTTTTTTTATGCTTACAAGTTATTTCAAAATTATTAGACAAGCTATCAAAGAAGATAGATCAAAAGACGGTGAAACTTATTACGAAGCTCACCACATAATACCCAAATCTTTTGGTAAAAAAAGTTCAACAGTATTGCTCACAGCGGATGAACATTACAGAGTTCACAAAATACTAGTGGAGTGCTTTAAAGATCACTCATTATACGCTTATAAAGTATATTGGGCTTTCCATAGAATGTCATATGATGGTTCAAAGACTTTAACAGAACAAGAGTACAAAGAAGCTAGAGAAATTCTTATGCCCTTGTGGAAAAGGACTAAATCAGAGTCGCACAGAAAAAATATTGGTATTTCTCACAAAGGTAGAAAACAAATTATTAATCCAATTAATGGAGAATTTAAGTTAGTAGATCCTCTAGAATTAAAAGACTATTTAAGTTTAGGTTGGATTAATAGTAATAGAAGTGTAGGGACAAAAAGATCAGATGAAACAAAAAAAATACAATCAACTAAAGCCACTATTAGGCAAACCGGTAAAATAGGGGAAGAATCAAGAGCAAGTAAAGGAATAGTTATATGTGAGAATATAGAAACAGGAGACAAAATAGAAGCGGGATCTGCTCTTCAAATGTCTAAAAAATTAGGCAATATCCATTATTCAGTTATACACGAAGCTTTAAATGGATCTAACTATGCTAATTATAAACCTAGATCTAAACGCAGCAAATACTATAATTTCCTTCAGACCCATAAAATATACTATAAATAAAAAAATTGTATTTGTATATTTATAATAAACAAAACAATTTATGTCCGAATCAAAATTTATGGTGCCTACTGAAATGGTAGACTTGCCAACAAAAGGATTATTATATCCTCCAACCAATCCATTAGCATCAGGAAGTGTAGAAATTAAATACATGACAGCTAAGGAAGAAGATATATTGACCAATGCGAACCTGTTACGTCAGGGCTTAGCTATTGAGAAGATGCTTAAGTCTGTTATTAAATCTCCAATCACTTACGAGGACCTCATTATGGGAGACAGAAACGCTATCCTAATAGCAACAAGGATCATTGGATACGGTAAAGATTACCTTTTAGAGGTAACAAATCCAAACACAGGAGAACTAGAAAAAGTAAACGCTGATTTACAAACATTAAAATATAAGGAAATTGATTTTTCTGTATTTAATAATGGCGAAGTTACTTACGAATTACCTTACACTAAAAATACGGTAACTTTTAAAATGTTAACTATAGCTGATGATAAAAGAATTGATGAAGATTTCAAATCCATTAAAAAAGTATTGGGCTATGAACCAGGAGCAAGTGAAAGATTAAAATATCAAATCACTTCAATAAATGGGGATAGAGCTCACAAAACAATTGTTGATTTTATCGATTCAGGTGCTTTATTAGCAAGAGACGCTAATCCCTTAAGAAGATACATAGCATCAGTTACTCCAGACGTAGATATGACAACTACGGTTACATTAAAGGATGGTACTCAATTAGAAGTCGATGTACCTATGACAGCAGAGTTCTTTTTTCCCGGATTTGGTTCTTAATTAATCTAAGGAATATGGAAAAAATTAAACATTGTCCGTTATTCCCAGGCCCAGAATATAGACGAGTCTTTATGAATGAAGTCTTCGAACTTACTTATCATGGGGGAGGAGGTTTCAGTTACTCAGAGGTGTGGAATATGCCGGTTTCACACCGTCGTTACAATCTAAAAAAGATTAACGAATACCTTGACAAAGTTGAGGAAATGAGAGAACGCGATAAAAAGTTGACGAATAAATCTGATCTAACGGAAGTTAAAATACCTGAACACGTGAATAAAGCTTCACAGAAAGAGCCCACGTACGTATCTAAGATCAAAAAATAATGGTTGATATTTATATCTAAGAAAATAACTTTAGATGGCAGACACTACTCCAAATGAACAATCAGGACAACCTGAATTTAATATTTCAGAAGCTAAAGTTCTTAAGACTCTTCTTAAAGACATAGCTAAAGATGGGGGATATTATAAAGATAGTTTAAAAGAATCTGTAAAAGAGTTAGATAAAGTACTAAAAAACTATTCTAAAATAGGAGCAAAATTATCTGCTATTAATGAGTCAGCTATCAATATAAAAGATTTAGAAAAAGAGATCAAATCTACTACTGAGAAAAGATGGGAAAATGATAAAAAATTATTATCATTAAGCGATAATTTAAAAACCTCAGAAAAAAAACAAGCTGAATCTTATTTAAAAAACATATCTGATAGAGCAATTGCTGAAGCAGCTTTTAATCAAGCTAGAATTAAAGATGATTTTTCTTTAATGGAATCTTTAAATAAAGCTATAAATAGATATGATAAAGTTATTGCAAAAAAAGAGGACATGATGTCCATCGACCAATTAGAATATGCGCAAGCTAAAAAAACTCAAGAGACATATGATGAGACTCAAAAAAGATTATTGACTCAAAAAGTCATAGAAAAAGACATAGCGAATCAAATTGGTCTTTCTGGTGGAGCTGTTATGAAATTAGCTAAGAATTTTGGTATTGGAGAACAGGCTGCAGAAGCTATGGTCAAAAAAGCCAGAGATCTAAATAAAGAAGGTAAAAAAATATCATTAGCTGATAAATTTAAAGTTCTTAAAGATGTAGGAAAAGATGCTATTAAAAAAACTTGGGAAGATCCTTTAGGAAGAGCAGCTATAGTTGCTGCAGGATTGGGTCTTGCTTTTAAAGGAATTGGAAAAGCTGGGAATCTTGTAGGTTCAACTATAGGAAATGCAGGAAAAGCTATGGGTGGATTAAACGAAAATTCTACAGGTGTAGTATCTAATTTGACAAGTGGATTTTCTGGAATGTTAAAATCTCTTCCTTTAGTAGGTGGATTAGTAGGAGGGATTGTAGATGGACTTTCTGGAGTTGCTGATTTATTATTGGGTGCAAATGATCAAATAATTAAGGCAGGAAGAAATTTAGGTCTAAGTAGGGGTGAGGCAGAAAAAATGGCCAATCACTTCCAAGACGTATCGTTTAGAAATAACGATATATACGTTACTTCTAAAAAATTAATGGACACTCAAGTTTCTTTGGGCGCTCAATTGGGAATTAACAATCAATTAACAGACGAACAACTATCAACTTTAACCAAATTAAAGGACATAGCAGGAATAGACGAACAAACTCAATTAAGCATAGCGGAGAGCTCTACTATTACGGGTAAAACTGCAAAAGAAACAACTCAAGCAGTTTTAGCACAAGTAGTTGGATTACAAAAAGCAACAGGGATAAGTTTAAATCAAAAACAAATTTTAAAAGAAGCCTCTTCGTTGGGCGGTTATTTAGGACTTTCTTTCGCTAAATACCCAGGTCAATTATCAAAAGCTTTAGTAACTGCAAAATCGTTTGGTTTAGAATTAAAACAATTGGATTCAATAGCCGATTCGTTCTTAGATTTTGAATCAAGTATTTCAAACGAGTTTGAAGCACAATTATTGACAGGAAAGGACATTAATTTAACCAAAGCTAGGGAAGCATTTTTAAATAATGATTTGGCCACAGCTGCAGGAGAAATAAGTTCTCAAGTTGGTTCTTCTGCCGATTTCATGAAGATGAATAGAATCCAAGCAGAATCATTGGCAAAAGCCATGGGTATGTCAAGGGATCAATTAGGCGACATGCTTAAAAAACAAGAAATATTAGCCAATATTGGTGCAAAAGAAACTGATAGTTCTGCGAAACAGTTCGAACTTGCAAAAAAGAAATACGCAACTCAAAAAGAATTTAATGCCGCTTTAGGAGATGAAGCTTTCCAAAATATGCAAAACGCTTCTACACAAGAAAAGATTGCTGCGTACATGGATAAATTAAAAACTTCCATCGTTGATTTTGTTGAAAGATCTGGTTTAATTGATAAAATAGAAAACTTTATAAATTATTTATCGAATCCTCAAAATATGCAAGGAGTTTTAAATACAATCAAAGGAGTTATTGCTAGTGCAATAGAGTTCTTTGGTGGAGTAGCTTCTAATGTTGCTTCTTTAATAAGTCATATGCCATTTACTGATACTCAAAAATGGCAAAATATAGCAGATAAAATAGATCAAGGCACAAATATAGCAGCAGAATCAGTTAGAGGAGTTGGAGGAAATACTTCAATGGAAGGTGGTTCATCTATAACAGATAGAACCGCAAAAGCCATGGCCCTTTCTGGAATTTCATACATACCAAAAAATATTGCAAATGAAGGTAATTCTGTTGACAAAAGTATAAATTTTCAAATAATACAAAAACCTGGAAATAAACCAGGAGAAATGTTGTATAGAATAATTAATGAAGACGGAGGTGCAGTATTATATGATTGGCAATCTGGAGTTTACGGATTAACAAAATAAAAAATTAAAAAATGCCATTAGTAGATTTAAAAACATCTCTAAAAAGTTTAAAATTTGGAAAAGATAGACGAGGTGGCGGAAATTCTGCACAACCGTATGAAAGATTCTCCATTCCAGATTTACTTGCTACACCACTAATAACAGATTTTTGGCAGAATAATGATACTAATATAGATTACCCACTTAGAGGAGGAGGATTATATAATGGTCAATCTTATACATTAAGTGGACAAATAGACAAAGATAGAATCAGTAAATTTTTTAAAGATTCTCCTAGAGGCACTGCTTTTATACAAAAACAAATTGGATTACAAAAATCTAATCCAAAAATGGAAACTGGTACCGCCAACGTAACTCTTTCTAATATACAAACTTTATTAGGTAGTTTTGGCGCAACATTTGGATTTCCTGCAGGATTGGGATCTACTTATGGTGCTGGAGGAAATAATCAAGTTTATAATGATGGAAGAAATACGCTAGCTCAAGTTTTATCTTCAGGAACTGGAGTTCACATTCCAAGAGCAGGAGCAACTCCAATAAATTTATCTGCTAAATATTATACAGATATAGTTGGAAGTCAGATATACACTACTGATGACATAACAAAAGTTAATAGACTTCTTATTTTACAGAATTTAAAAGTTAGATCAAATTTAAAAGCAAATCAAGCTGTTAGATTAACAAATACTAATATGTTGGCTACAGTAACTAATTTTGGAATATCAACTAGAGCTAGTATATTATTTGATTATTTGGGTGGCCCCGGATCTACATATGGAGATGGATCTACTATTATTAGAAGATCAACAAATAGCTCTGATGGATATGATTTAACTCAAAGAAGAGTTGATTTATTTCCTGGAGTATTTACTATGGCCTATGATAAAATAGCGAATAATAAAGAATCTACAAAAAATCCTGGAGAAAGAACAGGATATTCTAGAAATAATAGATCTTCTCTTATACAAGATTTTAGACAAGAAATTCCTGGAGTTGATTATTTAGCTTGGGATTCTACTAAAGGAGTTGATTATAGATTTTATGATAAAGGAACAGATAAATTAAATGCTCATTTAGCGTACGAATTAACATATAATGATCCTTTTACTCAGAATAATAATGAAACTGATGATATGATTAAATTTGGTTTCGAATGTATGAGTAATGATCAATTTGGATTTTCAACGCCTTTAATATTTAGAGCTTTTTTAAATAAAGGTATTAGCGATAGCAATACAGCTCAATTAAATCCCTTTAAATATATGGGTAGAGGAGAAACATTTTACACATATCAAGGATTTGAAAGATCAATTTCTTTTGGATTTAAAATAGTCGCGTTTTCAAAAGACGAATTATTTCCTTTATATAGCAAATTAAATTATTTAGTTTCTCAAGTTTATCCGGATTACTCTACAACTACCGGAGTCATGAGAGCTCCTTTAATTAAATTAACCATCGGTGATTATGTATATAGAATGCCAGGATTTTTATCATCAATAAATTTAAATATTGATGTTAATGCTCCATGGGATTTAAACGAGGATGCAGATAGCGCTCAATTACCTAAAATTATAGATGTAGATATAGATTTTAAACCAATATTTGATGAACTTCCTAGAAGATCTACTACGTTAGATGAATACGGAAATATCAATCAAGCAGTATTAGTAGGAGATCTTTCTTCAAAATCTAAAGTTATTCCTAGAAGTCAAGAAAATGTAATCAGCACTCGTACTCCGATAAGCGGAGTTCCTCCTGCTGCTAGAACTGATACTAATTTTAATCCCGATTCTAAAAATATTTTAATAAGAAGTCGTAATTTGGGTAATATTGTTAATACTACTTTAATTCCTCCAATTAAACCTGTAAATGTAACGCTTCCTTTTA